GGTAATACCGCGCTGTAATATTGCGTTTGAAACATGGTATTAATAACCTGCTCAATTGCTTTTACTACATCTTCCATTTGAACAGATTGAGCTACATCTCGGTAACCTCCCGCTAATCTTAGCAAAATCTGCTCGGCCATTAAATATTTAGTACTATTAGCCATTTTTATTTAGTTTCTTGTGTTTGTAATTGAGCAAATTGCTGAATATCTTGTTCAGCCATGTTAATACCCCAAAATTTCAATGCACGCGCTATTATATTATTAATATAAACATCTGTAAACTCTAATTGAGTGCTAGTATTTGGGTTATAAGTTATTGTTCTACCTGTTTGTGTGTATCCTAGTACTGGAGCAGCCGGCCTGCGCAAATAATTATAAAAACCTGTTTGTGCTACTTGTGGATATAATTGAAATCCTGTTGATCTATCTTTCGCAATTGGTTTGCTTGTAGAAACCGTTCTTAATTGACTAGTTAATGCATATGGTAATTCGTCCTCATTTACAAACCTAACAGCGTTAATCGTGCTTCCGGTTACAGTATATGGATTACCAATCATGTGTAAATAATCTGAAACGAAATCAACAGATCCATCCGGATTAGAAGTAAACTGAACTTGCGATCTTAATTTTCTAATTGCATCATGAATTATTTGAGTAACACCATATTGAGAAAACCAATCTTCGGTTGCCTCAAGCTGTGCATTATCAATAGTCTGCATCGCTTCGGGTATTGTTATAAATACACCTCTTTCTTTTCTTACGATAAAGACTAAAAAATTATATACATCGTTAATGTTGTATGCCATTGTTTGTGTCCTCCCAAATTCCTAAAGCTCGATAGGATTTTATTAAATAATATTGTTTATTGTTATATTCATATTTCTCAAGAAATTGTGGTTCAAAACCAACAACATCCCCTTTTTTTAAATTCATTCCATCAGGTGCGGATAAAACCTTAGCCCTATCTCCTAGTCTTACTTTTGCGTTAATTGTATCTACTACACCCATTTCTTTAATTACATCCTTTGGTAAGTCAATATCAATTGGCTCAAGAATAATTCTATTACCAACTGTTGTTAATTCATCATTTTCTATTTTAGCAAATATATCTCTATAATCCGCTTTCCATACGTCTTTTGATCCTGTATCAACAAGATTTTTAAAGAAAAAAGATTGAGTATTACCAAAATTAAATTGAGCTTTCCATCTACTAATGTTATGTTCTGCTCCTTGGCATCCATCGATAAAATTTCCTCTTTTATCATGATAAGTTCCAACCCAAATGTGAGAAATCTTGCCCGGCATTGCGACAATTAATAACGACTCTCCTTTACCATTTTTAAATTTTTGGTAATAAGGACTGTCTTTTGTAATTTCAGTAAAATAATCTCCATCAGATTCAAATTTTCTTTCAGCCACAACGGAATAATCAAATAGTACCTTATCTCCTTCTTTTAATTTAGAAACAACTTTCCCGTCTGTACCTTTTGGGTTTTTTGGTAACGAATAGACTTCGCCAACAACAGTTGCGTTCCATTCTGGTCGATACGATCCGTCAAGATATAGTTCTAAATCTCCCAATTTTATAGTATCCTGAATTGGTTTTTCTAGATTAAGAAATATGTGATTTATTGGTTTTGCTTTCATAGTTAGCATAAAATTAGGTTTTTTATAGTATTTAAATTAAAAATGCCCTCATATTTTTGAAGGCATTTTAAAATTTAAACGATTGCGTCAATATAGCCTTCGTCTGGTATTAGCCTGTAAGGGCTGCCATCGACCTCGATATCTACCCCAACTGTGTGAGCAAACATGATTTTATTATCAACTTTTACTAATTCAGCTTCATCACCAACCGCAACTACAACACCTGTTGCAAAATCCTTTTGAACTGATTCAGGCAAAAAGATCCCGCCATCGGTTTGTTTTTTCTCTTTATCTACTTTTACTAGTACTCTTTTGTTAAGTGGCTTAAAATTCATTTAATTTAATTTTTGTGTTTTTTAATGTAATCTTTAATTTTTTTAATTGCTTCTTTGTTTTTTGGATCTTTCAAATTTAACTTATATCGGTAATAAATCCCAACATGATTATATCTTGATCTGTAAAACACCTCTTGCCTTTCCACCACAGCACCAAACTTTCTTTCTACACCCCTTCCTATTTCTCTAGGCAAGTTTGTACATCCAAAGTTCTCAAACCCATTCATAATTGACAATATTTCACCTTTTAACAAGGCTTCACATATCGATGCTAGCTGTGTCATAATTAAATTATTGGTTCAAATGATATAATACAATACCCTGATTTTAAACCATTTGAGCTAGAATCAACAGAGCTAACTTTATAAATTAACTCATCCGATGATCCAGCAACTTGCAATACCAGTGCATCACCATTTGCATATGGTCTTTCGTTTTTTACAATAATGTACCTTTTGTTCCCGTTTAATGCTTCTGTAAATAATTCAGAAGATACTTCCATTAAATGTGTCATGTGTTATGTTTTTGGTTTTTTAAAATAGTTGTGGTCAATATTACCCCCGTCCATTTTATTGGGTAAGACGAGGATGTCTGTGTCGTAAAAATTTCTGACCATGCCACTGTCGTGTAGTACGACTTTCCAAACAGTGTTGAGTTCGGTTCCGTAGTCAATCCATGCGATTGCTTTTCCATTTCCTAGTGGTGTTTTTACAAAAATTATATTTCTTAATTCGTGAATATGCATTAAAATGGAATTTCATCAGTTGTTTCAAAGCCATTTGGCTGATTCAAAAATTCTTGAGGTTCTTGAGTCGGCGCTGCTGGTTTATTACTTGATAATAAACTTAGTGAAGTTACTCTAAGACTTAATTGTGGCAAAGTTTCATTGTTTTTATTAGTATATGTCCTTGCATCAGGAACGCCTTCTAAATACACTTGCGTACCCTTTTTTAGATACATAGCAACATTAATCCTATCAGTCCAATAGGCAGAGCTTACCCATATTGATTTGTTTACCTCTACTCCGTCTTTGTTTTTGTACTTTTCAGAATGAGCAACAGAAAAATTAATTACACTTTTGCCGTTTACATTGTTTACTGTGGCATCTTGTCCTAAATGCCCGATTACTTGCATTTTAATCATTGTTTATTGTTTTATATTAGAAAATTATTTCTTCTCCATTTTCGTTTTCAAAAGGTACCCACCCTTGCGATGCTTCTTGTCCGGATTCGGTTTTAAATGTCATATTTTTTTCATTTAAAAGTTTTTGCATAGGATCTGAACCATTAAAAAAGAATCTTCTAGTTTTAAATAGCATTTCAAATACAAAAAATCCTTTTTTACCAACTATTTTTTGTCTACGAATTTTTTTACTATGAAATTCGCAAGTTGGATTTTGTGGATCTGTTTGTCCAAATGGTCTATGATAAACTAAAATATTATCAAGTTTATTATTCCATAATGCACCATCGGCAATATCAAAAACATCTGGACAAGGGTAATTCCCATCTGATGCTTTTTGCATTTTAACCGGGTGTGCAATTATCCAAAAATAAACATTATTTGTTTGCGAAAATCTAGAAAATAATGATAAGACCCATTCAAGATATTTATCCCTTCCGCCGAAATTTTGGTAATTGTTTGCTAATTGATTGAACGGATCAATGTCAACACCATCAACATTTTCTTTAACAATCAATTGTAAAAAAACTTCCATAATATACTGAGGGGTTGGCGTTACATTTTTAGGATAAACATAGAAAATGTGTTTACAAACGAAATCGTATGTGTATTCGTAAATTTGTCTTGAAGGTCTATTCGGATTTGCAGGAGTACAATCGCATCCAAGCAAAATTTCTACAAAATCATGATAGTATTCTTCAGGTGGATTATCTTCCGGAGAAAAAGTGGCAAACTTTTCGCCATATAACAAAATTCTCATTGCTTGATACCATTTTTTCCAAGAAGATTTACCATAGTTTCCTATACCGGTTAACACAGTTATTTCTCCTTTTTTTGGCTTAAAAGCAAAGTCCATTTCTTTGACGTTAATACCATTTACTGCGGCGTAACCTTGCTCATACAAACCTAGTGCTTGCTCTTTTACATCAATCCCGTAAATAACATCATTCAATCTCCCATCTTCGTCAATAACAGCGTTTTCTACCTTAATTTCTAACTTAGAAGTTTTATCAATTAAAATTTCCTTATCAAAAGATGCACTACCAAATCTACCCCTGTTAGTTCTGTAAGCGGATGAAATAGCATTATCTGATTCTCTTTTTGTAAACTCTGAATTACTTAAAAATTCATTGTTAATCATTGAGTTAGCCGTCAATTCATCAATACCATAACGACAACAAGCTGATGCTAGTTTGAAAATAAAATTATTTCTTTCTCCGGTTACAAATGCCTCGTTTTTGTTAGATAACCATGTTAAAAGTTTCTTAAAGATCTTGTCATCATCATCGGTTTTTTCATAAACAACAATCTTCTCAGTCTTTTTTATGGTTTTAAAAACTTCTGCCTTTTCGTTTATGTAAATATCGGGATCGTAGCTTTCATAACACACTCTGCTTGGGTTAATTCCGCTTTTGTCGATATCTGAAAATATATCCTGTAATGCTTGAAAATGTTCTCTATGCTTACTGCCATCTGCAATTTTAATCAATGCTTTTAAACCATTACCCGAAGGGCTAACCCAACAAGCGTAAACAAATTTATTGCTTATAATCTCAGATTGACGATCCCTTAACTCAAAAATGTTGTCAAAATCCAAAACTATATATCCGCTATGCTGAATTAAGTCAGAATCTTTTCTTTCGGCTCCAAATTTTCCAGAAAAACAAACAGAGGGTAAATTCTTCTTTAAATTGGCAGATTTTTCTTTGTCGATAGTATTCCTTATCTCATCCACAGATAAGCGACTCTTGCCCTCCCTAATGCGATTTAATGCATATTCTAATGTTACATAGTTAGGCTCCTTACTATAAATATTTTTAAAGATCGTTATCATACTGTTGGATTGGTTTAAATGCTTTTACGGCTTGATTCACTTTGTCTTGATATGAATTACTAGTGGTAAGACTTATTGGTTTTAAAAATGGTATAGTATTTCGTATTTTAGATTTCCATGATTTTATCGGTTTATTGTTTCCGTCTTTCCAATTATTTTCAACCCATGATGAAAATTTAGATTTTAACGAATACTCATACAAAGAAAAGTTCATTCCGTTTTTAATCATATCATCCTTACAAAAAGATAAAAACTCATCTATACTTGGTTTACTTTCTTTACTTTCTTTTCCTTTTATTTCCTTTCCTTTCCTTTCCTTTATAGCATTGCTATCGGATTGCGTTTGCACTGCGTTCGCATCAATTTTATTTTTATTCCATCTAGAATACGCGCTATCTCTAGCTTTTTGGCTTTTATCTTGTCTGTTGTTTATTCTATTTTGCACAGATAAACTACCAAAATTATCACCATTAAAAACGAATAAATCAAAGTCGTGTAATACGCTTTTTATAATCTCGCTTTCCGTTCTTAAATCAAATGCAATGCCATCGTAATCCAAATGCAATGCGTTCGCATTATTGTATAATTCTTCTACAATAGCCCAAAAAATACCATATCCCTGCATCCCGTGTTTTCTAATTAGCTTTTTAATTTTTTCATCATTCCTACTATTGTAGTCATGTGAAAAATAAAATGTGTCCTTTGGCATTTTATAGTTAAGTTATAAGTTTTTAAAATCAGTTCCGAGTACGTTGTTTATCTTGTCTAGATTCTTGTCAGACAATGAAAAATGCTTCTGTTTAAATACAGAATAAAGGGTTGGGTAAGGTATTTGTGTTTTTTCCGAAAGCCATGACAAATTTCTTTCGATTTCTTCAAGATGCAATAAAATCACATCTCTTGTGTCAAGATTTGTTTCTTTTTCCATAAATTTTAGTTGTTTACAAGGACAAAGTAAAAGTATTTATTTTATATTCCAAAAATTTTTTTTGTTAATTTATTAAATTAATTATATTTGCTTATGGAAAACAAAGAATTGATCTATGAATTGGCTAAAAGATTAGATATGGTAATTGAGGTGCATAAAAAAGGAGAATACCAAGGAAGGTATAGATTTATAAACAATAAGCTACATAAACTTAAAGAAAAACCAGAAAATGTCCCACAAAGAGAAAGCGGTAGAGATTTACACTAAGTTTTTTTTAAAATTAAAAGACATCCCGTTTGAAGAAAGAATAGATAAAGCAAAAGTAGAGGCGAATAAATATATTGAAGATAAAATTAGTAAAAATCAATATCTACCAAACGCAGAAAATTTTTTATACTGGGAATTAATTAAGAATTATATAAAAAAAATAGATCTAACATACAGTAAGCAATATGCGAAACTCAACGATAATTGTCAAGAAGAAAAGATGCCTTAATTGTGGTAAAATTGATTATCATTTTTCAAAAAAGATGTGTAAGCAATGCGCTACAATCCATAGTACACAAAGAAGAATGGATGCGCATGAAGATGAAGATTTTGAAAGTTTTAAAAACTTAACAGAAGATCTTGATCATGTTTTTAGCCAATACATCAGGTGTAAATATGCAGATAAAGAAGGAATGGTTGAATGTTTCACTTCGGGTAAAAAATATCATTGGACTAAAATACAAAATGGGCATTTTATACCTAGAGCTAATTTAGGCACCAGATGGCTTGAGCAAAATTGCCGACCACAATCTGAAAATGATAATGTTTTTTTATCTGGTAATCTAGATATTTATGCCAAAAAGCTAGACCAAGAAAGGTCAGGCACGGTAGAATACCTTCAAGAGCTTGCTAGGCAGGTTGCAAAACCTACAAAAGACGAGCTAAAAAGCCTAATTATTGAATATAGGGCTAAACTAGAATTGGTCAAAAAGAAATTTTTAAAATAATTCAAAAAAACACATAATTTTACATTGTTCCGCGTTTTTTTGGTTAGATTTTAGTTGAAGCCCCTGTTATTTTTAACGGGGGTTTTTTATAAATTATCAATTTTCCATTGAATTTGATCCATAATACTTAAACCCTTTGGCATTTCTTTTGCGTTTTTAGCCGTTTCTACGGTAGCTATCGTGTTTTTGGTATTACTTATCGTTTTTTCTATTTTAATTGATTTAATGACCGGCTCTGCGACAATAATAGCCTTTTTTCTTTCTCGATTAAAATATAACCTGCACTTTGCAGAGCAATACTTTTTTTTTGCAGTTATGCTTTCCATTTTTTCACCACAATAAATGCAGTTTTCTATTTTCTTGATCATATTGATACGATTTGATACGCTAAGATACGATTTGATACGATAATAACCAATACTATTCCTCCATTTCCTTTCTCCTAATCAATACCAATTACATACCCTAACCACATAGATACAACTGCCTGACCTGACCACATTGCAACCACTGAACTGCCCTACAACCCAACCACATCAAGCAATTGCCCGTACCCATAACCAAAACCCAAAACCAAAAACCGAACCCCCATACCCCACCTTTGCCCGTTTCCCCTTGCGGTCGGCTACACCCTGTATCATAGCGTTACCCCCTCGTCCTCTAAGTGTCAAGGTTTTTTCGGTTCTATAAGTGAGTGGTGGTAAGGGTTTCAGAGGAAAGCTCAGTTTTGATCCGTCTGATTTTGGTAAATAAAAAAGCCCCATGTAGAAACACAGGGCGGAACGATTGCTATATGCATGCTAAAATTGGGCAGTGTAAAAGTAGTGAAAATGGTAAACATAAAAAAACCCGGCCGCCTAAAAAGGTACCGGGTTGGATTAGTTGTCCGTACTAAAGTCCATTAACCATGGCAAAGATAGTAGAAAAAATTTATTAAATTTATTTTTTTAATTAAATAATTAAATTTAACTTTGATAAAAATTAGAATATGGCAAGACTACCAAATCCAAATTCGGTTGCCAGTAAGACCGGCGCACTAGAAGTGGATAAAACAATTTCCTTTAATAACCCGGTTACATCAGTGGCCGTAATGATATCCCATCTCAAAAAAACACAGGAACACCAAACTAAGATCTTTAAAATCAAACATCTGAATGGAATCACTCATGTAACTAGGGTTAAATAACTAAAAGGCTTCAACTAAAATGGAAATCAGAACAATTAATTATCAAAAAACATTCAATCTTGGCAATTACCAATCCGAAAGAATTGGCGTTGAGATTGTATTGGAGCAAGGTGAAAGCGCAAATAAGGCCATTGATCTCGCAAAACAATTCGTAGAGGAGTGCCATCTTAACAATCAAAAAGTTCAGGCTTTGCAACATGAAGAAGAACCAGTAGAATTGATTAAGACACAATCTCCCCAGACGCTGATTGAGAGAACAATGAGCTTTATTGACGCTTGTAAAAACGAAGGAGAACTAAAGGCCTTTGAATTTATGGCCAAAAACAAACCCGAACTAAAAGCGTATTACGACAAAAAACTAAAATCTTTCAAGTGAATTTTAACAAAACTTTAATTAGATCCAGCTCTGTTGGGTACTTGATGACGGAACCACAAGCCAAAGCAGACAAGGACGCAGGTAACCTATCCAAAACAGCAAAGACTTATTTGCTTGAAATCTACATTGCAGAAAAGTACGGACGCACAAAAGATGTTCAGACTAAACAAATGCGCAAAGGCATAGAAGTTGAAGATGAGGCAATTGAACTATTATCGCAATCAGTAGGAAGGCCACTAATTAAAAATACCGAACGATTTGCTAATGAATTTATTACAGGGCATCCGGACGTATTAGATTTAACAGAATCCGGGTTAAAGGTGTGGGATGTAAAATCTAGTTATGATTTGTTTACGTTTTTAGGAAATTTACCAGAAAAATTAAAGGATCTATACTATTGGCAATTACAATCCTATATGTGGTTAACAGGAGCAACGGAGTCTTGCATCGCATATTGCCTGATAAATACACCATTTGGCATTATAGAACAAGAAAAAAACTCTCTGTTATACAGAATGGCAGATGTTGTAACAAACGAAAGTCCAAAATACCTCTTAGAAGCCGCTAAATTGGAGCTTAATATGATGTTTGATGACATAGATCAAAAAGAAAGATTGCTGCTATTCCCGGTACATAGAAATGACGAGGACATAGAGTTAATCAAAGAGAAGGTATTGAAAGCAAGAGAGTTCTTAGAAAACATAGAAGAAACACATTTAAACTTTAACAATGGTAAAGGGATCTAACGTAGTAAGTTCGGTACATCATTTGAAAATGGCTAGAGAACATTTCGAAGATTTTAGACGAGAGTTCCCAGAGGCCATGGGATCAAAGCTATTTAAAACATACATAGACAGAATAAATTGGATATTCAAAGATTTGCTTGCATACCCGCACTTGACACAGGCTGTTAGAGAAGGATTCAAAGCCGAAATCGAAAGCGATGTATTTGCCATCCCAGCCATAAGCGAAAAGGTAGCCCTATTAAACCCAGCACAAAGGGATATGATCGAAACTACCATAGATGCCATGCTTTCAGGAGTAGAAATAAAAATTTCAGATATTTCAGAAAAATCTTAATTTTATATTAAATTTTATTTTATGGTAGGAATAATGCAGGCTCCCGGCGATCCTAATAAAAAACTTTCTAATTCAAAAAAAGTAAAAGGAACAAACCTTTCTGTTTATAAGGGTGGAAAAGAAAAAACACCTACAGGCAGAAGTAATGCTTTTGTTGAATCTGGTTTATCTGAAGATGATTTAATTCAGTATGCTAATAAATATAATTTTCCAACTACATCAAATAAAGAATTTCAACAAGCTCAAATAAACTATTTGCAATCAACTCCAGAAGGACAAAATGTTATAAAAAATATGATACAAAAGTATGGCATGCCAAAAGCGGGCATTCTTGCTGATAATATCTTAGGGGCTAGAACATTTGAAATAATGAACTCTATTAAAGAGGTTGATAAGCAAAAAACTAAAGATCCTTTACCTGCGCCTCCAATTGAAGAATGGATAAGAGAGGGTGGTTATTTTAATCCTTCGTTCATGGTTCCCGGTGGTGAAGTTTTAGGATATAGCGGTGAAGAACCAAGAAACCCTGATACATTTGGAGGAGTATATAGTGGAAGAACAGGTAAAATCGCACCAGTTAGAAAAGAAGATTATAAGAAATTTGCTCTTGGCGGATATCCTGCAAGATATTTAGAAAGGCTTATGCAAGAGAAACCTGAATTGTTTGATTTTGATACCTATGTAGATAATTATGGAGATATATACAGAAGAAAAAAAGGACAAGAGGAAGGTAAAAAAGAAATTATTAAATCTAAGTTTAATCCAAAGACAGGAGAGTCGACAGTAATAAAAGATTAATAACGGTAGCGAGAGCAAAAAACATAAATGCAAAATGAAAGGAAAACTAAATAAATTAGGAGTTGCCAATAGTCTTTGGAATAACATTCGCGCTAAAGCAGGATCAGGTAAGAAACCTACACCAGAAATGCTTGAGCAAGAAAGAAAAATTAAAGCAAAAGAAAAAAAGAAATGAGGCACAAAACACCAGCTTGGACAAGATCCGAAGGCAAAAATAAAGAAGGTGGATTAAATGCTAAGGGCAGAGCTTCTTACAAAGCAGAAACAGGAGGAACTTTAAAGCCACCAGTTAAAGAAGGCACTAACCCAAGACGAGTTTCATTTGCAGCAAGGTTTGCAGGCATGAAGGGGCCTATGAAAAAGCCAAATGGTGAGCCAACTAGAAAGGCATTGGCGCTAAAGAAGTGGGGATTTGGATCTGTTGCTGCCGCAAGAGCATTTGCAAACAGACATAAGAAGAAATAAACGTATGGTATATGGGTATTTTACCCTAATTTTGTCAAAAACGCATGGCAAAACGATTAATGACGTACTTTAATGTACCAATTCCACCATTCAAAGAAGAAAAATACGGAGCAAATTCAACTACAATTCGATTTGTAATTCGAGGAAACGTACCCAGTAAAAAGAACAATCAACAAGCGGTTACGATTAGAAAGCACGCCCGATCTTGGGCTAACAATCAACAGAAATTAGGTAAAAATCCTACATGGAATGACGTACAGAAAGCAATTTCTATGACATCTTCTAAGATGAGAGGTAACGTCAAGTACATAGACTTTGTGAAAAAACACAAACCAGTTTTACAAAAACAAATGGCAGAATGGTCGTCAAGGTTAAGCGAAAAAGGATTAATAGTCCCACTATCCAAAGCCACCATGACCCTCACTTTTTACTTTAAAAACAGATACATTACAGACACAGTTAACA